GATTTCTGCACGCGGAGCTGTGTGGTCGTCATGCCGAGCGCCTCGGCAATCTGCGTCTCGCTCATACCGGACTTCCGCATGGTTTCCACACGGCTGAGAAAATCGCCGCTGTGCTGGTTGGGGTTCTTTCCGCTGCCCAGGGGGTATCTTCCGCTGCCCCTCCCCGGAGCGCCTTCCATTTTCCCGACGCCGTAATGCATCAGGATATCTTCCGCAATCGGGTTCACAGTCAGCCCTCCTCTGCACGAATTTTATTGATGATTTTGTCGAATGTGATGATCTTCTCCATAATCGGCAGAATATCGTCCGCCGTTGGGTTCGCATAAACGATCTCGCTGTTCTGGTAAAGCCGCAGTTCGATCTCGATGTCCGCAGGACGCACGGCATATTCTAAGCAGAACAGCGCCGCATAGATCTCAAGCTGCTCCATATGTGCGGGGACGACTCCTGATTTGAAATCGTGAATACGCAGCAGATTGTTGCGGAACGCGATCGCATCGGTCGTCCCGAAGCAATTTTCGGAATAGAACAGCACCTGCTCCGGTGTCATTCGATATCCAATGGCGTCATTGACGTACATGTTCAAAGTCTTCTGTGACTTCGGGAGCCGCTGCCCTAAGCGGATGCACTGCGCGGCAAACTCATGAAGCACCGTGCCTTTCTGCGCCGCAAGGAAATTGGAATAGACGTCTACGACCTTCGCTTCGTCATAGTTGATCCAATGGTACTTGCTTGCGCCGAGAAAAGCGTGCTGTCCTTCAAGATTGGAATGCCTGTTGAAGTTCATGTAGCACTTCCTCCTCATTTTCCGGCGAGATGAAACGAGAAAACGACATCTCGTTCATCCGACCGACATAGTATTCTTGATTCGGCTGTCTTTTTGCTCCGGCGCTTTTCTTACATTCCAAAGAAGCCCATCGGTCACGATAAAGCACCAGCAAATCGGGGATACCCTGCTTATAGCTCGCATCGTTTTTCATTACGATGCAGCCGGGGAACATCTGCTTCAGCTTCTGAATCAGGTTGGCTTGAAAATTGCGCTCCAGCATAACAGAGAGCCTCCTTTCCACAAAACAAAAGAGAGAATGCTCGTTCCGCCAAAAGCAGACGATTTATTCCCTCTCTCTTCATAAAAGGGGATGTATTTTTCGCGCAGGTCAAAAGGAGAGCAAAAGAAAAGACCGAGACGCAGTTAAGCATCTCGGCCATCTCTAAAATATCAAATTGTTATCTCTCTTCCACCAGCACCGGCTTCAAGTAGAATACTCCGCGCTCCGCGTCGAAGCTATCCACTTTAGCCGTCACCCGAACATTACTCCCGGCCGCCACAAACGAGGGCAGGTACAGTTCCTCAATACCAAGCCCATTGGTGCTCACGTCCTCAAACTTAAAGACCGGACCAGGATTTGCGGTATTCGCATCAACATAATCACCGGCGCTTAGCAAAATATCATAGCGCGTCTTATAGTCATTATGGTTCACCACATAAGTGATGCAGCCGTCAAAGGAAATTGTCTCTCCCTTATAAGTCTCAGCAAACGTCTTATACGAATCGTCAATCTCCGCTTTTACAGCGATCATGCTTGCCAGAGCTTCGCAATTCTCAACCGTCAGAATATCATTGCCGGTATCAACAGTATCGGTTGGCTGGCTCTCGCTCTCTCCTGTATCGGAACTGTCGGAAGCAGTGTCGTCCTCCGGGAATGAATGATAACGAATGACTACTTCCGTGTCAGCCGGCACCCATTTATTCGGCGAATACTCCTCATCGCCTCCAACGGAGACAGACTCGACTTCACCCTCCTTTGTCAGCCAGCCCGTGATCAGGTCGCCCATCGGTGCAAGCTGAATGTTGGTGAAGCCGCTTTCCTCAAAATCGGAAACCACTTCCTGATAATCCCGACCCTGCTGGATTTTTGAACCAGATGGAGTTTCCGCTTCCCCGTCATGGTTCTCTTCTGTTGACCCTCCGCAGGCCGCCAGCGAGAAAACCATCGCAAGCATCAGCAAAACTGCAAATATCTTTTTCACGATTTCTCCTTTCGCTTCATTGCCTGAAGCACATTGTCTTTTAATTTTTCGCACGTCTCAACGGCCGCCTGTTTACGCGCAGCAGCTTTCACAGCCCGTTCCTCTTTGATAAGGGCTTTCTGCCTCTGTTCTTCTTCAAACTTCCGCCGGCTCTCTGAAATGACATCTTCCGTGATATAGCTTAAAACGACATTGCTTTTGGCTCTGACCTTTCGGCCCTGCGGAGGATCGCTTTTTACGATCTGCTGATCGGCGCAATTCCGATACTTTGCGTGAGCCGCGGAAAGCGGAAGCTTGCTTGTCGTAACGGTAAGCCCCGCGGCAGTCACTGTTGCAACACCATCACTGAGACTTACGGGAAAGCCCTTGGAATATAAACGAGGCACTTCGATCAATTCGCCGCGTTCGTCGATCTTATCCTTTGCCCAATCCGCGACAGGCTCGGCTAAAGCAACGACCGGCCCAATAGCTACGGCCGCCTGACCGAGTTTCTTGGCAAGCGCCATAAGCTCTTTGCTGTTCGCCATTTCCCATTCCTCCGCAAAATAAAAAGAGTGCGCCCCAATGAAGGAACGCACCCGAAAAAGTGAAGATCCCTCATTGCTGCGACACAACCTCAAGACCGAAAGGGAAATGAGTAAAGAGAGAAAAACACTTTTTACCAAAGTATCTTCCCCTAACGGTCAAAAAATATATGAAGTTGTGTCGCAAGAACAGTATAGCATAAGAACTTGAAAATAGGAAGAAGAATTTGCGCGAAATATCAAGCCGACATCTTCGCCTGTTTCCGCAGATCGTCGTAAATCATACGGCTTCCGTCCATCAAATATACCAGAATCATCATATAGCCATATGGCTGAAAACGAAGGGACTGTCGTCCGAGGTTCGGGTAAATCGACTTGAAATTGGTGTAAAGATCGTCCCATGTTATTTTCGGCATTTCTTCCTCCTTAAATGACTTGTGGCCAAAAACCCACTTTTTTTCGCCTATTACTATATATTTTTAATCTTTTTATCATAATAGTGAAGAGAAAAAAGTGGGCAAAGTGGGCTTTGAGCCCGCAAACCCTTGAAAATACTGGATTTTTCGTGGCCAAATAGGGGTTTCAAAAGTGGGCAGAAAGTGGGCAAATGGCCATTTTTTCGTCCGAAAACGCTTATCGGAGGCATAAAAATTCGGCCAAAATCACTCTCTGCCCACGTTTTTCCGGGCAAAGCCCACTTTTCAAAACCCAAAAGTGGGCAGAAAATCGAGCAGTTTTTCACCTCCAAATACGGCCGGTTCGCTTGTCCGTCAGCACAATACGGCCTTCGATTCGGAAGCCTGCCAGCTCGCAAAGATAGAAGATTGTGTCAAGAAGTCTGTGAAAACGGGCATCCTCCTCGTCGATTTTTCGCAGGGCTTCATACGCTGTCGGGTCGGAATAGCCCTCTTTGTTCTTATGCGGATTGTTCTGGGGCAAGCCAAAACACCTCCTATTCTTTTTGTCGGTACCAGTCCTCCACATCCACACCAATCTCTTTCAGCTTGTGCGTG